CATGCCTAACTACACCTATGAGGTAACGGATGAGCCGTTTGACATGGAAACGGCTATGTATTGGCGTTACGATAAAAATATTCAGGCATGGGTAGAGGGGACTATTGATGAGGATGGTGAATGGAAAATAAAAACTGACTAATGCAGGTACCAACCTACAAAGAAATTTACGAGGCAATAGTTGAGGATATTCAAAGCGAATTCAATATTAGTTTGCCAACCTTTGGCAAGAACTTTTTTCGTGCTTTTGCTGCCGTGCAGGCTGCCAAAATTTGGAGCCTTTACCAAGTTTTAAGCAAGTTGCAAAAAAATGTTTTTGTTGACACGGCAGAACCGGAAGCTTTTGGCGGCACGCTTGAGCGCTTTGGCCGCGTAAAGCTTAACCGCAATCCCAATCCTGCAACGCAAGGTGTTTACAAAGTTGAAATTGAAGGCAACGCCGGTGCAACCATACCGGCCGGCCAAACTTTCCAGACAAATGACAGCGCAACCAACCCCGGCTTCAACTTTGTGCGTGATAACGCTTTCACGTTTAGCACAAACGTTGAACAATTAGAACTGCGCGCTTTGGAAGCCGGCAGCCAAGCAAAGCAAGTTGTTAATGATGTTCTTGAAGCCAACACGCCAATTGCAGGTGTAAATGATACCGCAACAATTGTTGCCGAAGTGCAGGTGCCAATTGATGCTGAAACCATTGAGCAATACCGAAAAAAAACATTACAGGCTTTCCGTTTGGAACCGCAAGGCGGTGCCGCGGCTGATTTCCGGCTTTGGAGTTTAGACGCTGACGGCGTGCGCACGAGCTATCCATACACAGAAATAAGCGATGCAACTGATACAAACGTTGTGGTTTTTGTAGAAGCAACCGCCGGCAGCACCGCGCAAGGAGCTTTGCAAGGCGTGCCGCCGACCTCTGTTATCAATGAAGTTGAGGCAGTTATTGAAAAAGATCCGGACACAAGCCTGCCAAACTACAAGCGCGGCCGCGTTCCCATTAGTGCCTTTAATTGGAAAGTTGAGCCAATTGAAGCGCTGCCTGTAACTATTACGGTCAATGGTTACGATGACCCCGGTAATAGCAAGGCGGCAATTACAACCGCAATTGAAAACCGCTTAAATGAAACACGGCCGTTTATTGGTGCAATTGACACAGAACGCAACCGGCAGGACGTATTGAATGAAAACCAAGTTGTTTTTGAAATACAAAACATTAACCCGCGTATTCGCTTAAATAGCATTACAATTGAGGTCGATGGTACAGTTTATAACAGTTACCAATTTGGCGTGACACGGAAAAACGGCACGCTTGGTGAAATACCGGTATTGAACAATGTTAATTTTGCGTAATGCTTAACAAATTAATCAAAGCAACAAAGCTTCTTTACCCAACCGGCCGTGCTTTTAGACTTTACGCCAACAATAATCTTGGCAGGCTGCACAAAGCGTTGGCGCAAAGCGAAAAGCGGTTTTACGATGCAGCGCAATCAATGCGTGACTCCTTACTGCCTGACAATTTCAATTTTACAACCAACGATGCGCAAGATTGGGAGCGGCGGCTTGGCATGCAAATAAAGCCAAACGTTACGCTTACGCAACGAAAACTTGCAATTCAACGTAAGTACAACCATCCGGGCGATATAAAGGCGCGCCAAAGCATACCTTTTTTTCAAAGTGAATTGCAAAGCGCAGGCTTTTCAAATTTGGTTGTTCAAAAAAATAAAGTAAATGGCCAAGCCGTTTTGCATGATGAATATTTTGGTTTAAAGCACCAAACGGCACTTGAACACGGCGAAGAGCAGCACGGCCAAGCCATACCTGACGTTGTCATTAACAGTTTAGAAGGCGCAAAAGATGAAGCGCAATTTTTACAGTATTTGGACAACGTGCCAAGCGGCACCAATTTAGAACCGTTTTACCGCTTTTCTTTTTTAGTTAGCGGAGAAAACACAACAATTGCAACAATTGACAAAGCAAGGCGCAAAGAACTGCGCAAGCTTATTTTGAGCCTTAAACCTGCAAGCATGTTTTGCTTGCTTTATGTAAATTACCAATAAATAAAGATTTATGGCAAGAAGCTTAAAGAATAAGCCAAACACGGAAGCCCCAAGTGCTGATTTTCCATTTGGTCAAATAAGGAATAAAAGCCAAAACACGGTCGGCACGCCGGTTGACAAAGAAGTTTACCAAGACCTGCACAACTTTTTCGACAAAGTAATGGCTGAGGCAGGTATTACGCACAATGAAAAATTTGACAACGAAACGGACGGCCAAGAATTTTTTGAAGCTTTTAAAAAGCATATTGCGCCAAATAAGGTTGCCGATAAAACGTTATCCACAAATAGCACAAGCGGTTTAAATGATGTGCAAATAAATGACAAGCACACAACGGCTTTCCGTATAAATAATCCAAACGACCTTGAATTTCAGCAAATAACCACAAGCGTAAACCTTGAGGAGTTTCAAGAGGTGGTTGTAACTTTTGAGCCTGCAACAACTGTCAAGGAAAGCGGAGGCAACCTAAATTTCCAAGATGGAGCGCTTGGCAAGTTTGAGGCATATCCGGGGTACCCTTACAAGTTTAGGCATATAAACGGTGAATTTTACCTTGAAAGCGCTTTACATGAGGTTTTTAGATCAGGTGTTTTAAGCAATGCGCCAACCGGCGGCTCCGGCACAAACGGCACGGCAATTACGCTGAATTCAGGTTGGCAAGAAAACCAAGCCTTGCAGGTATGGGAAGATGCCTTTGGATATGTGCATTTGCGCGGTTTTTTAGAAGTTACTTCAAATCCCAGCAATCCGGTTTTTAGGCTTGCATCTTCTTATGCACCAAATACAACAATTGCTTTTGCCTGCGTGCATGCAAGCGGCGCGGGTGATCCTTTTTTCCAATTGCTTATTGAACCAAACGGCGATGCAACCTTTGTTCACAACAACGGTTTAAACGGCGGTGATACGTATCAACTTGGCGAAATAATTTACAATCCAAACATTTAAATTTAAATGCAACTCAATTTTAATGAGGATGCGATTGTTGAATATGTTAACAAGCTTGAAAAGTTAAACGACAAGGCTTTCCCAAAAGCCGTAAAAAACACAATAAACGGCATGGCTTTCCAAATGAAGGGAGCCAAAGGTGGTAAAGGCGCGCTTGTAAAAAAAGCTCAATCAACTTTTACGCAAAGGAATAAGGGGTTTTTCAAGGTAGCAAGTGAGGTTTCGCCAACAAAAAGCGAAACAATTGGCAAAATGGTAAGCCTTGCCGGCTTTACTGATAAGCGCCTTAAAGGCAGTAACACCGATGCGGTTTCTAATTTAGAGCAACAAGAAGCCGGCGGCACTTTGCAGGCGCGGCCGTTTACGCCGTTAGACACCGCGCGTGTTGGGAAAAGCTACCAACGCAAAGTGCGCAAAAAGCGCAGATTTAGTTCAATTGACAACGTAATTAACGCGCGCACAACAAAAGGCGCAAGCAAAGCCGAGCGATTTACGCTTGCGGCGCTTGAGGCAGGCAAAGGAGGCTTTGTTTTAGGTACGCAGGACGCAGAAGGCAAACGTTACTTATTACGTGTAAATTCAGTTAAGCGCCAAGGCGGCGATACGGTTGTCAATTCAACGCCGCTTTATGTTTACAATCCGGATAATTCTTTTCGCGTGCCAAAAACCGGCTTTGTTGCGGCGGCAGCAAAAAGCGTTTTGCAAAATGCCGCAAAAACTTTTCGTGAAAATGCGGAGTTTCAAATAAGCAAATATTCTTAAAATGTGGATTGAAGAAATAAACCAAGATTTTGTAATTATTACAGGTGATGGCGCTGAATTTAAACCATTTTGGATAAATGCTCAAAAAAGCAAAGAATTCAATTACAAAGCATTTGAATATCCTGAAACCGCCGGTGCATACGTTGAGCGCAAGCAACCACAAGCCACAAAGCTTGACCTTAAATTATTTTTCCAAGGCGAAAACAACCTTGAAGAAGCGAACATGTTTTGGGAAAGTGCTAACAATGCAAAGCCTTGGTCAATAACGCATCCGCTTTACGGCGCATTGTCGGTGCAACCAATAAGCTTAACGTTTAACGACAAGAATTTCAATGTTACGGAAATAACTGCGCCGGTAATTGAAACAAACGAAGAAGCGGGGCCAGAAGTAAGCACGGACGTAAGTGCGCAGGTAATTAACCAAGGCGAAACGGCCAACCAACAAGCCGCGCAAGGATATGCAGCCAACGCACAACCAACGGCTGAGGATGTGGCAAGCATGAAAAAAACCGTTGAAACGGTGCAAAGCAACGCTTCTAACAACTTGCCAACCGATCAGGTTAACGCCTTTAAAAATTCTGCATCGCAGGCACTTGGCAAAATTGAATCAGCGACTGCAAAGCCTGCGCAAGCAATTACCGCTTTGCAAAATGTAATTGGCTTTCCTGCACAAATTCAAGCAAGCGTGCAAAACCGGCTTGGCATTTTACAAAAAAATTTTGATAGCCTTTTGCCAACCGCCAATGAGCAAGCATCAGCCAATCAAAAGCTTCAAAAGGAAAAAGAAATTGCTGCAAACCTTACTGCACAAGCGGTTGCAGCTATTACACCGCAAAAAAACGACTATAAAGTGCGCGCTGACATACTCCAAATAAGCGAGCAACTCCAAAAAAATTACGGTGCTTACATTGCAAAACTTAACGGATTGCAAACGCAAAGAACAGGCAGACCGGAAAGCTTTGCACCTGATTTTGCTCTGCAATACAACCTTGAATTGACAATAAACCGTGCCGTTGGCAACCTTTTCCGGCGCGTTTTTGATCTAAAACGTGAAAAGGTGTATGAAACAAAAAGTGAAACAAACATTTTTCTTTTAACCCATGCGCTTTATGGTTTGGATGAGGAGGATGAAAATATCAACCAACTTATAAATCAAAACGCCTTTAACCAAGAGGAGTTTTTTGTAATACCGGCCGGCCGCAAGGTTGTTTACTATGCTTGAAATTTTAATCGACGGCTCAAAACTTACGCGTTTTAACAACTTTTCAATTTCTTTAAAGTTTGATGCCGTTGCATCGACTTTTTCATTTGATTTTGTTTATGAGCCGGATAATGAACAGCACGCGGCAATTCTTAATTTAGGTGCCTATCCGGATATTGAGGTGGTTTATGATAAAGAAACGCTTGTAAAAGGTGTTGTGGTCAACTCAAAGATTAGTATTGAAAGCGAGCCAAGCCTTGCAACGGCTGAGGGATATACGTACACCGGCGTTCTTGAAGATTGTAATTTGCCGCTTGATTTATTTCCGCTGGACTACAACTCGCAAAGTTTGCAGGACATTGCAAAAAAAGTTGCCGGTGCCTTTGAATTGCAAGTTGAGGTCGACAGCACGGCAAAAGCACAAGCGCAAAAGCCATTTGAAAAGGTCGAAGCAAGCGAAACGGAAAGCGCAAAAAGTTTTCTTGCCAACCTTGCCGCGCAACGGAATTGCATTTTAAGCCATACACCTGAAGGCGCCTTATTTATTACAAACGCAAAAGCGGCTTCTGAACCGGCTTTTGTGCTTAATACACAAAACATTGCAACGGCATTGAGCTTTGATTTTACTGGTCAAGATTTGAACAGCCCAATTCACGTGCTTGGGCAACAAAGCGCAACAAATAGCAATGCAAGGCAGGCAACGGTAAAAAATCCAATTGTCAAAAGTTATAGGCCAACCACAAAAAAGCAAACAAGCGGCACGGATAAGGACACCGAGGAAATTGCAATTGAGGCGCGCGCTGCACAATTGCAAAATATATCTTTTAACGTTGACACCGATAGGTTGGCAGTTGAAGGCAATATTCTTAAACCAAACAAAACTTTTAAATTGCGGACAAACAACAATATTTTGCAACCTGAAATTGTTTTGTTTATAAAGGAGGTTGAACTTAAAGGTAGTAACGAGCCGGAAGGCGCAAGCATTGCAGCCGTAATGCCGGAAGCTTTTACCAAGCAACCGCCAAAAACAATTTTTAAATGATTGAATTGGCAAAAACCTTGTCTTCAAAAATTGTGGAAGGGTTAAGGCTTATTAAGGTAATAAAAAGCGGCAAGGCTGACACGCGGCAGGCTTACCAATCCGCGCCGCATGGCATTGAAAGCGCACCGGCTGAAAGCGAGGAGGTGGTTGCGCTTTACAGTTATACCGAAAAGCGCGGTGAGCCGGTTATTGTTGGCTATTTAAACAAGCGTGCAGTTGTAAATGCAGGCGAAACAAAAGTTTACAGCACGGATGCAGACGGTGAAGAACAAATTGCAATAAAATTGACCTCAGACGGTAAAATACAAATTGCAGGAGATAGCGATTTTGCGGTGCGGTTTACTGAGCTTGAAAAAGGATTTAACGAATTGAAAAGTGATTTAAATAGCTTGATACAAAGTTACAACGCGCACACCCATCCCTTTACAGGTTTGGCGCCGGGTACGGCCGGCTCAACTTCAAAAACACCAAAAACCGGCAGTTCTTCAAGCGCTGAAATAAGCGATGCAAAAGTTGAGGATGTGCAAATAAAAGGTAAATAAAAATGTCCGTTATTTATAGTTCGGAAATAGAATACGTGCAAGAAGCGCAAGACCTGCGTGATAAAATTAAGCGCGTTGATAAAATAATAAACAAGTTGTTTGATGCAGGCTTAAATGCTGCCGCCAATCAAGACATATCCTCTTACAGCCTTGATGATGGTCAAACAAGCATTAACACAAGCTACCGCACGGCGGAAGAATGCTTAAAGGCTGCCAAGCAATTTGAAAGTTTTAAGGAAAGTTACATAAACAAACTGAATGGCCACTTTATAAGTTTAAAGCCAATTAGCAATAATCGCCGTGGTATATGAGCCTTCAAAGTAAGTTGCTTAATTTTTTAGGTTATAAGCAAGAAAAAATTTACGAGGACAAAGCCGCGCCGCCTGCCAATTACAGCGAGCCGGAAAATAGTTATTTCAACCGGTATGGCGGTTCTTTCCAACCAATTTACACCGAGCCATACACCGGCGAAAAAAACCTTGACCAACTTGGCCCGATAAAAAACTATGTAATTGACCACGCTGCGCTCGCTGCAAGGAGCCGGCAGTTTTACGTTGAAAGCGAGGTTGCAAAGACAATTGTTGACCGCTTTACTTTATGGATTGTTGGCAGCGGTTTAAAGCTACAAGCGGAGCCTGCAACTGATGTTTTGTCGGCTGAAGGTGTAAATGAAGACGCAAGGCGTGTTGCTAACTTGGTTGAGCCTTATTGGCGTTTATTTACCAATTCGGCAACAACAAGCCACAACAAAGAAAAAAACCTGCATGAAATAGCAAACGAGGCAACAAAAACGGCAATGCTTTCCGGAGATTGCCTTATTGTTGGCAGGCTGCGCGGCAACAACCTTACGTTTCAAGCAATTGATGGGCAATTTTTGCGCAATCCAAACGGCTTGCCAAACGAAACCAAATTAAATAACAACAACCGCGTTATTGCAGGCGTGGAGGTTAACGCAGCCGGCCGGCACGTGGCTTATCACGTTGCGGATTCAGACAACTATTACGGCACCAAGCGAATTGAGGCTTATGGCCGGCAGACAAAACTGCGCTTTGCTTGGCTTATTACAGGCGTTAAATACCGGAATTCTGACGTGCGCGGCATACCGGTTTTAAGTGCAACACTTGAAAGCCTTAAAAAGCTTGACAGGTACAAAGAAGCAACCGTTGGTGCTGCCGAAGAACAAAGCAAAATTGCTTATCAAATTACGCACGAAACCGGCTCCGGCGAGCAAAACGTTTTTGCGCAAAAGCTCACCGATGCCGTTGATTTAGACCGCAACTCCGGCGATGATTTGGCTTCAAGTTACGAAGGCAAAGATTTAGAAAGCAAGGTTGCAGGCACGGCAGAAAAGCAAGCCGTAAACATGCCGGAAGGAAGCGAAATAAAGCCAATGCAAAACGGCAATGGTCAAACGCAGTTTAAAGAGTTTTACCACACGCAAATTGAAATGATATGCGCGGCGGCCGGAATACCTTATGAAGTTGCGGTCATGATGTATAACAGTAATTACAGCGCAAGCCGTGCAGCGCTCAAGGATTGGGAACATACGTTAAGCAATTGGCAAAACCATCTTGCGAATAACTTTTATTATCCGGTTTACAAGCTTTGGCTTATAAAAAGAGTTATTGAAAATAAAATACAATTGCCGGCTTTTTTAAATGCTTTGCTTGCAGGCAATGAGGAAATTACAGAAGCTTATTGCAAGGCAAGGTGGGTTGGCAAAAGCGTGCCGCATATTGATCCAGTTAAGGAGGTCGAGGCGGTGCGGCGTGCGCTTGGTAGCAAAGCCAAGCACCTGCCGCTTACAACCGCATCCGAAGCAACCGAGCGGCTTAACTTTGGTGAGTACCAAACCAATGTCAACCGTTACGGTGAAGAATTGGAACAAGCAAGCAATGCAGGTATTGAGCCAGAGCAAGAAAGCGGCGCCGGCCGGCCGGCTGAAAACAATTTTGAAGAAGGAGATCAATGAACTTTTAAATTGTTTTTGTTGTCGAAAATTTTTTTCATTTTTGTCAAAGGATAAAAAGAAGCCATGGAGTTATATTTATACGGGCCCATTTTTTCTTTCACAGCGGAAGAGGACATTTTGCCGCAACTTGAACAGGCTGCACAAATGGAGCAGGAGCAAGTTGCCTTGCGCGTAAATAGCCCCGGCGGAAGCGTGGCTGCCGGTTGGGGAATTGCGGCAAAAATGGCTGAGATGGAACCGGCGGTCAACGTTAAAATTGACGGCGTTGCCGCAAGCATGGCATCGGTTATTGCAATGTTCGCCGATAACGTGCAGGCGCTTGATGTATCGCAATTGATGCTGCACCGTGCCAGCGGTGCGCAGGAAACAGAGGAGGAGCGCAACCTTTTAAAGCGCGTTAACGCGAACTTAAAGGCAAAAATGAAGGATAAAATTGATGCTGAAAAGTTTAAGGAAATTGCCGGTGTAACGCTTGACCAGTTATTTAACGAAAATGAAGAGCGTTACAATGTTTGGCTCACCGCAACGCAGGCAAAGCAAATTGGCTTGGTTGATAGTATTAAAAAGCTTGACAACAACCAAACAAAAGCGGAATTTGCCGGCACTCAAATTGCAGCCCTTAACGCCGGCGGTCAAACAATTTACGCAGGTGCAGGTGCAAATGGAGGCGAAACAACCAATAAAAATCAATCAAATATGACAGTTGAAGAAATTAAAGCACAGTATCCGCAAGCGTTTGAAGCAATAAAGGCTGAAGGCGTAAACCAAGAACGTGAGCGCGTTGCATCCTTTTTAGAATACCACGATGCTGACCCGCAAGACGTGGTAAACCGCGTTAAGCAAGGCGAAGAACTTACTCAAAGCGTGCGCGAGGCTTATATTAAAAAGCTACAAACAAACGCTTTAAAAAACCAAATGCAGGAGGAAAGCCCTGCCACGGTTGAGCCAAACGCAAGCCAAGAAGGCGGAAGCGGCAAAGACGAAGCTCAAGCCTTTTGGGATAACTATGTAAAACCATTAAAGGACGAATAAGCTATGCAGGTCAACGACTATAACATTAAGCAACACCCGTTTCTCCGCAATAACCGGAGCAACGTGTACGAATTTGATAACCCAACCGGCAGCGAATACACCTTGGAGCAAGGTCAGGTTGTTGCGCGCGATGCATCAACCGGCAAGTTGGTTGTGTTTGAAAGCACCAACACACAACCCGGCGGCAAGCTGCCGGTCGGTATTGTAGGTCAAGACCGCACAATGGCAGGCAATGCAACCGGCGTGCGTGTTACGGTTGTAACAACCGGCGATGTGCTTGAAAGCAAAGTAAAGTTGGCCGGAAGCGACACCTTGGAAACGCAGGTTACTGTTCAGGACGGCAGTTCGGCAGACACAGAATATGCACGCAAGGTGCGCGACCTGATTGAATTTCAGACAGGCGGCATTCAACTTGTTGCTGCCGATCAATTAACCGAGTACGATAACAGTTAAAAGGTTTCAAAAATGGCAAGCATTCCGCAAGAACAATTCCGCAAAATATTTACGCAGGCGCTTGTTGATGTTTACAGGGAGCGCGCGGTGCCAACCGGTTTTCTGCGCAGTTTTTTTCCACAAGAGGTTAACTTGACCAAATACGTATCAATTGAAGTGCAGCGGTCAAACGAAAAGGTCGCCGTTGACGTGGTACCAAGCGCCTCCGATGGTACGCTCAACCAAGCTACCAAAAGCACGCAAAAGATCCTTTATCCTCCCATGTATTGGGAATATATTGATGCGACCGACCATTACCTTTATGATGTAGCAATTGGCCAACAAACGCCAACCGCTTTCCAACAACTTGTGCGTGAATTGGCCGAAGAACAGGTCAAAATCCGTGAAAAGGTTGAGCGCGCTTATGAACTGCAAGCCGCACAAACCTTGCTTGATGGTATTGTGCAGCTAAAAAGCGGCGACAATATTGATTTTCGGCGCAAGAGCGGCAGTATGGTTGACATTAGCTCCTCCGCGCCTTGGTCAACACCAAGCAACGATCCGCGGGACGTACTGCAAGACGCCGGCAAGTTTTTAAGGCAGCAAGGCAAGGTGCAAGGCACCGTTTTGAATTGCATTTGCGGCGATAACGCGATCAAATATTTCTTGGAAAGCGATTTTCTCAAGAATTACGGTGATTTAACGCAGGTAAACTTGTTAAACGTTGCAGAGCCGCAACGTAATGCGCAAGGCGGCACCTTGCATGGAGAGGTAAGCGCGGGCCCCTACCGTGTTCGGATGTGGAGTTATCCTGAGTATTACACAGACGAAAACGGCGCGCTGCAACCTTACTTAAATGAAAACAAAATTATTGTCATACCGGAACAGCCACGTTTCCGGATGGCTTTTGGTGCAGTTCCTCAGCTCTTAGGGCCCCGCGGTGCAGTACCGCAAAGTGGAGCGTTTTATACGTTTGACTATATGAACGAGCGCGCAGCCGCGCACGAGATACACACTAAAAGCCGCGGCGTAAGCATTCCGACAGCGGTTGATCAAATTTTCACGGCAAAAGTAAGTTAAGATGCGTTATTTCAAGTTGAATTGCTTAACGCTTAACACGGAAAAAGACCGCGTGCTGCGCAAGGAATGGGATGAGGTATATCCGGAAACCGTGTTTGGCACAGAAGCCGACCAATTGCTTGCTGAAAAAAAGATTGTAGAAGTAAAAAGTAAAGGCAAGGCTTCAAAAGAGGCAAGCAAAAAGCAAGGCGGCAATTCACCAAACACGGCAGGTAATGCCGGCAGCACGGACGGCAGTACGAAAGATCAAACTGATTAAAGAAGAAACAACCAAAGAAGCCGGCCAAAGTGCCGGCTTTTTCTTTTATGAGCCTAAAAAACGAATTGGCCAATCAAGCACAGATCAGCGCCAACTTTCAGGAGCCGGAGGTTTTTATTGACCGCTTTGTAAACATTAACCAAACGCAATTGCCTTGCGTTAATGTAACAATTGACCGCGGCAGTTACCAAAACCAAAGCGTGCGGCATCAATACGGCGTTTATTCCTACCAATTAGAGTTTTATCATTTATCAAATGCCGGAAGCACGGAAGGCAGCCAAGAAAGCGCTCGCAAATGCGCCGAATTGCTTGGCCGCACGCGTGCAATCCTTATGTCAAGCCAATATTGGACGTTAAACCTAAAAGAGCCAATAATTGGCCGCCGTTTTGTCGAGGATTTTCAGGTTGGTAATCCGGAGCAAAGCACCGCGGATGCGTTAAGTGTAAGTCTGGCAGCGATGAATTTTACGGTTGAAGTCAGCGAAACCGAAGCTTTGCTTAATCCCCAAGAAATTGACCAAAGCTGGACAACCGTATTGGTAAAAGACGGCGCTTATGGCTATTACTGGAAACAAAACACGTAAAACAAAAATGCAGGAGTTAATAAG